TGGGAAGACATGGTAGGAGATTGATTACTCCTATGCCTGGTTACTCTACTCACTGTGACCTACTACACTCACCAACAATTGATTGGGAAAAGTATATAGATGGATGATGTAATTCTTTCAGCCTATCATGGAGGGCTGGGTGACAATCTACAATTCTCTACACTGCCAGAAGAATTTCATAAGCAGCAGGGTAGAGACACTTATATATGGTCTCAAGCATCCTTTAGGAATCAAGAGATCTATGATCTTGTATGGGGTTGTAATCCTTATATAAAGGGTATTAAGGATGGCACATGGACTGCTGGAGATACCCCTGAGATAGGTCACAAGACACTTGTAAGTGATTGTATATCTAACTGGGAGGCACTACACGGTTTAGAACCTACTAATAAGTATCCCAAGATATACTATGAACCAGAGAAGACACCTGCTTTTGATAATGTTATTCTAGTAGATCTATCATCTATCTCAATTACATATAATGCTGAGAAGATATTAAAGTTATATAATGCAGTTAAGAAGACTCATGAAGGTATGGTGTTTTTGGGTGTAGAGTTTACCAATAAGATTAAAGATGCTACTATTATAGAACCTGATGTTACTGGTATAGTTGAGATAGAAAGTATCTTTACTTATGTTGATCTTATCTATTCATCCTTTGGTGTGATATCATTGCATAGTGGGCAAAACCATCTTGCATCTGCTATTAAAAACCAGTATAATAATGATCTAGAGATCTATTGTCTTATGGATGATGTAGAATACCAGAGACAAAAGAAAAAAGGAATCTTTGTATTTGATAACGTAACCTACCTAAGATACTAATGGATTTAACTGAAAAGAATAAGGGTGCTTATAAATTAAATAATTTTGGTCCCATCTATTGTATTAATTTAGATGGACAACCAGAGCGTTGGCATTATATGGAAGACCAGTTTAGGTATTGGCAACTCACTGACTATGAGCGTGTCTCTGCATATGATGGTAGGGAAGATGACTTAGGTGATATTATTAAAGGTAAGTATCCAGAGGCTATGACTTCTGGTGAGATAGGATGTGTGACATCTCATCTTAAAGCAATGAAGCATTTCTTAGATACAAGTGATGCTCCTTATGCTGTTATGATGGAGGATGATTGTGATATAAGTCTTGCTCATAATTGGAGTTTTACTTGGTCAGATTTCATAGCAAGAGCTCCTTATGCATGGGATGTAATACAACTTGCTATTATATGTACTGGTGATGTGGTAGTTCCTATTCATACCAGATTTGTAAATGAATTTTCTACAGCATGTTATGTTATTACTAGACACCATGCAGAGAAGTTAGTTAAGTTTCATTGTAGAGGTGGATATACTGGTAAGCAAAAGTATAAATTAGACCAAGGTGTTAAGCCTAGACCAGTAGCAGATGATTTAATATACAATTCAGGTATTACATATGCTTGTCCTCTTCTTCTTTATAAAATTGAGTTAGGTTCTACTATACATCCAGAGCACATAGGAATATTCCATAAGGGTAATCATGACGGTATTAGAAACTTCTGGGGACAACAGGGAGCACAGATGAGTGTTGAGGCTATTACAGAGTTTGATCCTTACAGAGGGCGTGTGTCAGAATCAACAGCGACCCAACAAGCTTGACAGTAATGTAAAGGTATGTTAATATAAATAAATATTATACAAAGGAATCGAAAGATCGTACCCCTACGTAGATGTAAAAAGTATCCCATGTCGGGGATGCTATCATCCGCAGGGTTTTTTTAATGCCCATGCGAGATACTTAAAAACAATCATGTCAATCAAATCAACAATCGCTGCTCTTGCAGCATCTCCATTCTTATTCGCTGGCGCAGCTTTTGCTGGTCCTTATGTGAATGTAGAGAGCAACCTTTCATATCCTGATGGAGATTACACAGGTGCTACTACTGACCTTGCTATTGGTTACGAAGGTACAACATCTGAAGGAAAAGTTGCATATTATATTCAAGGTGGTCCTGCATTCGTTCATGACGAAGCTGCTGATGACACTGAGACTCAGTTCTCTGGTAAAGTTGGTGCTTCTCTAGCTGCTACTGAAGATCTAGCAGTTTATGCTGAAGTTTCTGGTATCTCTAATGAAGATGCTACTGGCGATGACATCATCGACTTCGGTGGTAAGATCGGTGCTAAGTTCGTATTCTAAATAACTGAGAGTTCGAGATGGATCAGACCCTCTGCATTGCAGGGGGTCTTTTTTTATGCTATAATATATGAGTCAAGGCTTCGCTACCTAGACTGCTGCAAGTCCCTTTGGTGGTTTCAGACTTGGAGGCGATAGGAAATCACCGCACTAATGAGGTAATATGAAAGAAGAAACTACTGGAGAAGTAATAGGAAATCCTTTATGGATTTTTCCAGTCATGTTGTTAATGGTTGTTGCAATGATAGAGGGTCTTCATACTGCTGCTCATATAAGAATGAAGATAGATGCTGATGCATATTGTAGAAATAATGCAGAGTGGATAGACATGAATAAAAATAATGATGATTATTAGTTCTTCTTATTGATGTGTGGATACCCCTACTGTTAAGTTTCTTTACAACATTTAACATTTACTATATAATTATGTTATGTTTCTTAACAAAAGATGACATCTACAACATCTAAGTATGTCACCACTGAGTATGGCAAGCAGAATATGTTTGGCACACAGACTCAGCCTTGGGTTGACGACAAAGATAAAAATTATGATCACTGGGCAATTGCAGAACAAACCAATGGCAGACTTGCTATGATTGGTTTCTTTGCAGCAATCCATAACTACATCCTCTTTGGACAAGTTATGCCTGGGATCTTTTAGATCACAAGGTCTCTTACACCACTAGCATTTGCTAGTCACTTTCTAACCCTAATACAAATCAAACGAAAGGAGAAAAACAATGACACCAGAAGCAGAAAAGTTTAATGGCTGGATGGCCATGATTGGTATAGTAGCAGCACTAGGTGCTTATGCAACCACAGGTCAAATTATTCCAGGAGTATTTTAAGATGTCTAATGTAGCAATTTGGCAGAGAGCCAATGGTAGGTTTGCAATGGTTGCTTTCTGGGCAGTCGTAGGCGCATATACCCACTTCAAATACTTTACATAACTAAATAATTACTCATTTATCTTCAGACCAAAATATATGGGCGACTTATCAGCCGCATCAGATACAATTTCACCACTAATGGCAGTCCTCTGGGTTTTCTATCCCATGGCTGCTTTGGTCTTGGTGGAATTAATTCTTCGTACATTCAATGATGATGACGATGATGATGGCGGAAAAGGTGTTAGAATAACACAACCTGTATATGTACCTTCTGGAACATGATTGATTGGAATCACCACTATTGGAGATTCGCTGAACGATGGAATGGTCGTTTGGCAATGGTAGGAGTACTTAGTTTAATTTTAATCAAATGCCTTTCATAGTTTTTGGCTGCATCTTAGCAGCAACAGCATACAGTAATGTATTTTCATTTGTATTTCAATGATACCCCTTGCATTACTTTTAACTTCAATACCTCCAGGCTCTAGAGAACTTTTAGAGTTTGGATTTTTTGTCGCAGTTGGTATGACAGCAGGTTCATTAGGTTTGATATGAATATATTTACTTGGAATTTATTTTTAACCGTAGTATTTGGTGGTTCCCTCATTATACTTGTTACTTTGTTTACCTATGATAATATATAAATGAGGTTGCATTAATTACATGGCTTCGTATACAGTAACACTTATAGATGCAGAGGGAGAACAATCTACCTTTGAATGTGATGATGATGTTTTGATAATGGATCAAGCAGATGAGGAAGGTATTGATATGCCTTATTCTTGTAGAGCAGGAGCTTGTTCTACATGTGCTGGTAAGATAGTAGAAGGTACAGTTAATCAAGATGATCAATCAATGTTGGATGATGATCAACTAGAAGCAGGGTATGTTTTAACCTGCGTTGCATATCCCACATCAGATGTTACAATAGAATTAGGTAAAGAGGAGGAACTGTATTGACTGACATGATGATGCCTAAGGAGAAATTACGTGAGGAGACCTTGAAAATTCTTTTAAAAGAATTTGGTTCTACTCATTCTAATCAAGGCATATATGCGTGTGCTGATGAATGGACATCTAGACAACCCACTACTTCAGGACTTGTCAGTTATTTTAAAGCATACTATAGTAGATATATAAATACAACACCATAATAGGAAAGAATAATGTCTTGCAAAAAATTCAGTTTCAATAACATTGCTAATGTAATTAGCATTGTATCAGGAGTATCACTTGCTGGTATTATTGGTGTAGGATCTTATGTGTATCTAAACAAGGATGCAATCATAGATGACATTAAAGATGCAGCAATTGAGTCTGTTGTTGGTGGAATGGGTGGTGGTGCTCTTGGAGCTCCTGATCTTGCACCTCCTTCTGATTCAGCTGCAGCACTTACTGCTCCATCAGGTGGTTTGGGAGTTCCTACTTTCTAAATAGCGTAGTTGCTATAGTGCTATGCCTGAAGAGGTAAAAGAAGAAATTGTAGAAGAAGTTGAAGAGAAGAAGAAAGGTCTCTTCGGTAAAGTAAAATCTGCTATCATACCAGATGCCGATGAACAGGCAGCAATCATCTCGACAATGGTGCGAATTACGGTTCTTGCCTGGTCAGGTGGAATTTTGACTTTAAATTACGTTGCTATTCCAGGTGTACCACAGCAGAAAATAGATCCAACTTTTATTGCTTCGGTTTTTACAGGAGTTTTAGCTAGCTTTGGAATTCAAACCGCATCTAAGAAAGGTGATGGCACTATGAAGATGAATGGTAATGGTAATGGTGGAAACGGTGGTCCTCCTCCTGTTACTGCTAAAGATATTGAAGCTATCTTAGCAAAAGCACCTGCTGGTCCTGTTCAAACTATTAGAGTAGAACAAGCTCCTCTTAAGATTACTACAGATGATAAGCCTTATCAATTGTAAAGATAAAGAAACCCTTAAATGAATAACTAATTATTCAAATGAACACTCCATATCCCAAACCAAGGTGGGATCTTGAGAATGATGTAGTACGACTTGAGCAAATGATTATTGTTTACGAACAAGAAATCGAACAACTAAAGATTGAAAAGGATGAATTGAAAAAGGAAATCCTTTTTTTAAAAAGACAATTGAGGATAGAGGAGAATGAAGATGTGGAATCTTAATCTTAAAGAAGGTCTTACCAAATTAAAGGATTGGGATAAGGCATGGGCAAAAAAGATACAAGATAAGTTTAAACTTACAGATTATCAGATGCTTTGTTTAGCATTTGGTAAAGGGTTTATATTAGGTGCGTTGATACTCTAACTGAGTGTGGGAGTCCACACTGAACTAGGCAAAAATTACTAGTCCGTGCTATAAATATGTGTAGTACGGGATTGAAACATCATGCCCCTGACTCACTATACAGTCGGATATCACGACACAGAATTTCATAAGTATGAAATATGTGAGTATGCAGTAGATGCATATGATGCAATTCAACACAGCAAAGAGGATGTTCCTTATCTAAGGGAGCATCCTCATTTTATTGATTACTGTGTTAATGAAGAAGTGAAAAACATTTCTAATTTTATGGCAGCTGGTATTCCTATGGGACACTAATTATGAAACATGAAATTATGTGGTGGATGAGTAGAATCACCATCATGGGAACATCTTTAGGGTTATCAGCATGGTTGGCTGCACAAGCATATGCTTAAATAGTGTGGTATAATACTTTTATTAGTACTTAAGTTATGATTTTTAGTAACATGATCCCTCATGGAAATTATGAGGGACTTCCTCCTGAGGGGCAACTTATTGCAGTCATTTTAGGATTGCTTGCATTCTTAGTAGGGTATGGATTGTATCTTACCTTTGGATCAGGTAATGAGGAGTTAAGAGATCCTATTGATGAACATGCAAAGATGCATGAGTTAGGTATAGCACATGGTCATAGTGGTAGTAAGGAAGCTTATACTATGTCAGGTAAACTTGAGAAGCATGATCACCCAGATTCATTGTTAGGATGAGTGAGGTTGTCCATAGCGTAAATATTATGTTAGCTATACTTCTTGTAGGAGTATGTGTTACAATCTACTGGATATTTAAATACGATGATTGGAATCCTAACCCCATTACTGATAGCCAGCACTCCAGGTCAGTGGATTCAGGATCTGAGGACTTGGGAAGCGGAACGGAATAGATCTACAGTAGAAGAGTCTATAAATAGCTCACTAGAAGATCTATGGGCAACAGAAGATGGGAAAGATGGTTCCACCAAGCAGGAAGAGCTGCTACAACTTCCGAGTGACGGAGATAAACCGAGTACTGGACGGCGATACGATAGATGTCACCATAGATCTTGGATTCGATTTATTCAAAAAAGAACGGGTAAGAATTGCAGGGGTTGATACTCCAGAGAAAAGGACTAGAGACTTAGAAGAGAAAGCATTAGGACTTGATGCTACTGATTGGATGAAGAAACACTTGGAGGATACAATTGCAGGAGATGAAGAACTCACTATTAGAACTGAACTTGTTGGTGGCATGGGGAAGTATGGTAGGCTTCTTGGTTGGCTCTATGTTGGCGAGGATACTGTTTCCTTAAATGAACAAATGATTACGGAGGGTTATGCTTGGGAATATGATGGTGGAACTAAACAGAAAAATTTTGAGGAGTTACGTGAGATTAGGCGTTCGTTTGGGACACTGGGAGAGTAACGACCAAACATATATTGATATACATGGCGCAACAGGTAGACGTGTCTATGCCGACTGGCCTATACCAACAGAGGAATATGATAGAAACTAGAGAAGATTTTATTGCACTCTTAAAAGAGGATGCATATAAGAAAGGTGACTTTACCTTATCATCTGGTAGGAAGAGTGAGCACTATGTTAACTGCAAGCCAGTAACCTTACAGGGTGATGCCCTTATGTTTATTAGTTGGTGTATGTTAGAGTGCCTTGAAGAGGATTGTGAGGCAGTAGGAGGACTTACCTTAGGTGCTGACCCATTGGTAGCAGGTGTTGCTATGGTATCAGCAATAGAAGAAAGATATTTAGATGGTCTGATAGTAAGAAAGGAACCTAAAGGACATGGAACAAAGGCATGGATTGAAGGTCCAACCCTAGCACCAGGTTCTAAGGTAACTGTATTAGAAGATGTTATTACTACAGGTGGTTCTGCTATTCAAGCAGCAGAGAAACTCAGAGATGTTGGATATGTAGT